TAAATTGTTCCAAAGGTAATTGCTTTAGCCGCCTGTCTATACTCTTTGAATTTGTCTGACGATTCTTCAACCTTGAAAGCTAACTTAGCAGCCTCACTATGAAAATCAACATCATCTTTATTCAATATCTCATCAATAGTCTTATTTCTAAAGTACGACATAAACACACGAACTTCCATTTGGCTGTAATCAAACCCCACTAATGAGTATCCTTTTCTAGGGACAAACAATCTTCTAATAGCTATTTGATTATCATCTGTATCTGTGTAGGATTCATCACCTACAAAAGACCAAGTTTTCAAAACATCGTCAGATAGGTCTTCATTCATAGATAACCCTTTAGCTCCAACTGTTGCAGCAATCTTAGCTTTGATTTCCTGTTTCTCGTAGTCAGATAAATCCCTCTCTAAAAGCTTGAAATGATTCCTAGGTATGTTTTGTAGATTTGGACCCCTGCTAGATAGTCTGCCTGTCGCTGTTCCCCAATTACAAAAAGATGTGTGCATAGTACTAGTATCCACATAAGGCTCTATGTAGGTAGATGTTAGCTTCTCAAGCGTCCTATATTGCCGTATAAGCCCTGCTAAACGGTGGTTTATGTTCACTAGGGCAGCCTCACTCCATGAGTCCTGACCTTTGGGGGTTTTTACCGGAGATTCTATCCCTAACTCTGAAAATATTCCCCCTATTTGCATCGGACTTGAAACATTAAATTCCTTGCCCGCTAATTTATATATTTCTTGTTTCACTTCCTCTAATCTAGATAAGATTTTATCTTTGGTATTATTAGCATATTCTGTATCAATAGTAATACCTCTACGTTCCATCTTATATAATACCTTAGTAAGAGCACATTGCATTTCAAATACTTTACGTTGCTTTGTTTTGATTACTTGTTTAAGGTAATCTACATACAATCGAGCAGTTAGGATAACGTCTTTCTTACAATATTCCCCCAATACTGTTGGAGGAGCCATAGAAAAATCTTTATTCCATTTATTAGACCTGAGAAGTTTCTTTGTGTCTATATCATACTGAACAGCACTCTCACCGTATCTTCGTTTGCCTGTAGGGGTCAACCCAAGGTCTTTTATATCAGAGTGCTCCATCAATCTAACTAAGACTATAACGTCTATTAGCTTCTTGCTTATAACATCTAAGCCATCTCTCGCTAAAAAATGTAAGTCAAACTTTATATTGTACCCTATATAGGACTCAACCTTAGAATTTAGTAACTCTATAAGTTGTATTAGTTTTTCGGGGGTAAGATTTTCACCTTGATGGTGTCTAAAAGGATAGTATTGAGCCAAGCCATAGTGAGTTGGTTGACCTACCCCAATACCACATATTTGATTGTTTTTGTATGGTTCTAATCCATTTGTTTCTACATCAATGACTAAAGTCGGGTCTACCTCTAAAACCGACTTTAGTTCATCAATGTCTGACTGAAAGGAGTCATTGGTAACTACAGACATAATGTCACATGCCCTTCTTAGAATAAGTTGTCGTCTTCAGATTCTTCACTAGCAAGTCCACCTTCAGGTACATTAAATGTACCGTATCTCTCAAAGAAATAATCTTTGATTAGTGGTAAACTTTCAACTTCAGCCATTTTCTCCTCCGGAATCTTTTCAGATTTTGGAGTTGCTGTAATTGAGTATGAAGTATCGTACATGCCTTGTCCAGTTCTCTTTACTCTAATCACACCTTTATTCAAGGCTCCCCAGTCGCTATACACATCAACTAGCTGGTTCCATATATAGTCACTTCGACCAAAGTTTAAAGCTATGATTTTGAAGTCGTTCACATCTTCTCTATATACTTTCTTCCCAGCAGGTCCTTCCACTTCTTCCCAGCTGTCATTTCGTTTCTCTGTATGAATCACGTTGTGCACATATGCCCATACAGCAAACTTGTGACTTGGGTAGTTTTCAGACGGGATAGCACTAGTGTCTACTCTATCGTCTTTTAGGACGTTAGTAAAACTATTACCTACCCGTAGTGTGTATAAATAAATCTCATCTAGGTACTTGTCTTCCTCTGCCCCAGTAGCTATGGTTGACATGAAGACTTGGTCCCCATCTTTAAACCATAACTCTCGACCCGGTGCATTACTGGAAGATACAGGCTTCCTAGAGTCATCTATTTTCTTTTGTATTTTTGCAATTCCACTCATTGCTTTTCTCCTATTTAAAATATTGTTGTATTTCTCATCACCTTGTCCAAAACATCTTTATTACGAATCTCTTGAACATCTTTGTATTTTTTTGGTAACCTTAAATATGATATCAGAAACCGCCCGTCCATGTCAAATGTAGCTTTAGAAATGCCTTTGGCTCCTGCTGTGTCATTATCTAATGATAACACAACCTCTGATGGATTCAAAGAACTAATCAATTCTAATTGTTTTTTTGATACTGATGCACCTAATATGGCTACACTTGGGTAACCATTTTGATTCAGCCACATACAGTCTAAGGCTCCTTCAACTATAAACAGTTTACTAAAGTCTTGTATCTTGTCTACACCAAACAATACTTGGGATTTCTTAAACCCCTTGGAAAACATGTATTTTGGTATGGCTTTCTGCCTTCTGTATATCCATCCTACATAATCTTTCTTTTGGTTCCGTACTGGAATCATAAAATCAGAAAACTTATTTATTCTACACCCCCAGCTTTCCACTAAGCTAGGTAAGAATCCTCTGTCATAAATCCAATGACTAGATGGAACTTTGTTTTGGTCTTCTGGTTCTACGTATATATTTTCAGTTTCCTCTTCGTGGTATTCATCTAAGAATGAAAGGTCTAAATCTAGCTCCTCTATTTCAAACTCTGCATTTATATCTGCCCATGGTTTACCTGAATACTTCTGTAAAAAAGATTTCAAGTTTCCTTGTCCACATCCGGCAAAACAAATCCATAAACCTTTATCTATATTTATGGCACAAGATTTTCTTCTGTCCTCATGGAAAGGACAATTTAGTAGAATCTCTTCTTCGTGTTCTACATCTATGCCATAACGTAGTAGTGCTGAATACCAATCTACCACTAGCTACGCTTCTTTGTTTTTGTTAGGAATATAACTACTTTATTCTCAAAGCCATTTTCGTCCACAACTCTACGTCTTCTAATGTCACCTACTGTGATATTAGTTACAGGTTTACCAGCACCTTTGCTTCTTCCTGTTGTAACTATAATGTCCTCTTCGCTATCTCCTGTAATCCATGATAAAATTCCCATTTTATTCCTCCTTAAAATTCATCATCGTTCCAATCCCAATCCGAGATTTCTTCAATTGTACCATTGTCTACACCCCACTGCATTACCAGACTGTCTTGTGCTAACTCACCATCTCGATATTTTTGGAACTGAACTAGTCGTTTATCGTCATGGTGTTCGACCTTGGCTAACGCTATTGCTACGTCTGATGCCCGTATCAAAGCATCCCCAAAAGCTACTTGTGCTGCTGATGGGGGTACATACACATTATCAGCGTCTCTATTCGCTTGTGTTGATACCATAATTGGAGTGTTTGTTGATATGGCTAAATTCTTCAAGCCATAGAATATACCGTGAGATTGCTCCCACGCTGCTTTATCAGTGTCTTTTGTAGTCAGTAAATAGACTCCATCTATTACAACAAACTTTGGGTGGTGTTTTCTAATAAGACTTGCTATTGATTCTAATGAAATTCCTGTTTGACCTGCAATACCGTCACAAATCAACAAGGATTGCTTATTAGACTCTTTTAAAAATTTTATGTACGAATCAACATCAATGTCGTCCCCGTGTCGTATAGCCCTATGGGAAAAATTATAACCCATCATTTTTGCTAATGTTACGTCAAGTCTCATCGCTATCTGAGTATTAGGCATTTCTGTAGATATTAGTAAGGTTTTATAACCATTATGGACGGCGGTCGCTGCTGAGTGTACGCATAGCCATGTTTTACCTATAGTAGGTCTAGCAAAGGCAGCTATCAACTCTCCCGGTTGCCATCCTATACCCGCTTGATTTATAAATTTAAAGCTGGTAGGAACCCCCATAAGACCCTCACCCATTTTACGTCTTCTAGTTCGTTCTTTCCATTCGGATACTCTGTCTGTTTCCCCATCATCATATGTCTCTATATCTTCGTCATAAATCAGGTCTACATCTGATAAGCCACTCATAATATTTGATAGGGCTTGTTTAGGGTTCTCTTTTACTAATTCCCTCTGTTGTTGTACTGTAGAAACAACAGCTCTTTGTAAAACTTGATTTTTAAATATATCTAAAGCATACTCTAATGATTGCGTTTTTGCTGATGGGTTTAGGGTAGGAAAGTTTTCTAGTAATATTTCTTCAGTAGGAAACATGTCATACTTGTCTAAGTATTCACCTATAAACTTAAATGCATCCCCGTGTTTTGCAAAATCATTGGAATGATAAGTAAAGTTTTTTAGCTTATCATAATCGGTAATCCCAAATATAATCGCTGATTCTATAAATTCATAACTTGGTGCGGACATTTATATTAGTTCTCCTTGTACAACATGTTCGTTTATTCTTTGTTTAGCTATTTCAAAATAATTTACATCTTTTTCTATACCAATAAATTTTCTATTGTTTCTTTTAGCGGCAATCCCGGTGCTTCCACTCCCCATAGTAAAATCTAAAACTACTTGATTTTCTAAAGTGTAGGTTTTAATTAGATATTCTAAAAGTTCTATTGGCTTTTGTGTTGGGTGCAAACTTCCTTTTCTAATCTTATCAAATTCAATTATTGTTACAGGGTATTTATGTGTGTAAGTTTTTTTATATTGCCCTTTTATTCCTTTTGTTCCTCCACTAATACTTTCTTTATTACCACCTGCTTTTATAGGTTTATCTCTTTTAATCATTTGAGGATAATAAAAACTTTTGCCATTAATAAAAATAGAAATAAATTCTGTTAATCTCATTGGCTGTATTTTTGCGTTAGACATACCACTAGGTATTTTTTTATTCCATATCCAATCATATTTAAATTCTTTTATGTTGCTTAATCTTAAATGGGAACTAAATGGTTCTGTACCAAATAATGCAATTGCCGTATTATCTTTTCTTATCCTTTTAATTTGTTCCCACATTAATTCATAAGGAATAATATTATCCCATTTGCATTGAGTTGTGCCATAAGGCAAATCTGTTAGGATAAAATCAATAGAATTGCTTGGTATTTTTTGCATAGCAACCAAACAGTCGTCATTAATCAGACTTATTTGTGTCATTTATATTCCTTTTCTACTATATAAAACTCTATTATTTTCACTGTGTATATAATAGTTTATATCATTAGCAGGAATTTTGTCAATAAAGTCCTTAGCCTCATCAAATAAATTAAACTCAGCCTCTAACCAAAAATCTGAATTTCTTTCCGCCAATACTCTAAAAGTGTTTACAGGGTTTTTTACCCTATGTTTTTTCTGTATTAGTCTTCCGCTACGTCTGGTCCTTCTCGGCATTTGTGTCCTTCAATTCATGTAATTTATCTCGTAAAGATTGTCTGACTTTATAGGCAGACTCCCCTAAATCTTCTGTAATTTCTTCCATTGTCAAACCTTCTAGTTTTAATTC